CGCCACGCCGACGTACGCCGCGATGGCGGTGGCGTCGGTATACGCGGTCACGGCGCCTTGTCCTCCGACGGGTGGATCACTTTGTCGGCGTAGCCGCGCTGCCGCTTCGCCTTGCGGTCCTGTTCGGCCGCCGTGCTCGCCGTCTCGGTGGTGCCGGCGACGACGACCATGCCGGGCCGAAGCCTGGTGATGGCGTTCCCGTCCGCGTCGAAGACGGTCGCGCCCTCGGCTCCAACCCGGTACAGCGTCATGCTTAGATACCCGTCGTCTGGCAAAAAGCAGTCGGACGGAACACGACGAACGCGGCCCTCAACTCCGCGAGCAGCGTCTGGAGATTTCTCACGAACTGGTCGTTGATGGTGCCCACGCGGATCGCGCTCTGCTCGCGGTCGAACAGCATGCAGCCGAGCTGGAAGTCGCCGACGAGCCCCGTGTTCTCGGGGATGCCGAGACTGAGCACGACGGTGCGGCCCCAGAGCGTCTGGGCGCCCAGCATAGATGGCGGCCCCATCAGGTAGCCGCCGAGCAGGCCGCTCGTGCCGGTGCTCTCTCGCGACAGGCGGATCGTGGCCCAGTCGTTCGGGTGCAGCACAACGCCGTTCGGCTGCGCCAGGCCCGTCACCATGACCTGATTCATGGCGTTGTAGATCGCGTCCGCCGTCGAGCCGGTCCCCAGCCCGTTCGTCTGGATGCCCGAGTTCAAGATGCCGAGCAGGTTCGGGGCCGTGCCGTTGCCGCTGACGATGCCGGTCTCGAGCGCCAATTGCAGGCCGAGCAGCAGGCGCGCGTCGATGATGCCCCTGATGGCCGGCGCGTCGCTCAGCAGTTGGTTCGTCACTGGCATCCAGTGCGCGAGCGTCTGGACCGGCGTGGTCAACGTCTGGAACGTCATCGCCGATTCGGGCTTCAGGCCGGTCGTGCCGGTCGTGGCCGTGGCCTCAGTTACCCATCCCGCGCTGTTTATAAAACTGAGCTCTTTCACGTAGCTGATCAGGTTGCTGGTGGTCTGGGCGGTCGGGATGAGGTCCAGGATCGTGATCGGCCGCTGGAGAATGTCGATCACGCCAGGGCGGTACTCAGGGATGACCAGCGGGCCGCCGACGCCGCTGCCTGACGAGATCAGCGCCTTGCGGAGCATGACGTCGAGCAGCGAGCCCTTGATCTGAACGCCGAACTCGACGCGGTTCGACTCGGAGTGGAAGCTGCCCGCATCGGCGTGGCGCTTGTACTCGCTCGCGTCGACGAACTGCGAGCCGAGCTGCTGCATGAACGACTTGTAGCCGCCGCCCGCCTCGGGCTGCGGATGCTGCGATGACGGCTTCGTGTAGCGCTCGACGTTGGCTTTGATGCGCTCGTTCCGCGCTGCGGCGTCCTCGAGCCCTGAGAGCTTCGCCTCGAGGCCGTCGATCTCGCCGAGCATCCGCTTGACCTCGTCGTAGTCGGCCTTGCTCTCGTCCTCGGTCAGGCCGGACGGGTAGCGCTTCTCGATCGCCGACGCCTTCTCGTACAGGCTGCGGATCTCGGCGTGGGCCTCGGGAATGGTCATCATGAGACAAACTCCAGTTCGATGCCGTGACGCGCTAGGCGGCGGCGGCGTAGCTCCTGGCTCAGGTTCAGCGCCTTCGTCGGAGCGGTTTCCTCGTAGATCGCGTGGAGCTCGTCGGCGTGCGCGCGCAACCCGTCCCGGATCGTCGCGAGCTGCTGGCGCCGCGCCTCGCGGATCTGGCGTCCCTCTTTCGCGCCACGGGCCATCCCGGCCTTGGTGCGCAAGCGGAGCTCTCGCACGGCGGACTCGACCCGAGCCGCGTGCAGGCCGTAGGGAAGTCCGAGCCCCTTGACAGGGCTGAAGGTCGTCTCGGCCTCAACTTCAGTCGGAGCGCCGAGCGTGATCGTCTCGCCGTCTGCGCTCGCGACGTACGGGTAGTCGTAGTACGTCGACTCGCCGTCCGGCGTCATGACCATCGCAACGGCGTGCGTCAGATACGTCGCGATGATGCAGACCCAGGGCCGTTGATCCATGCCAGCGCCGCCCATCCCGGGCACCGTTGGCGAAAGCGCATCCTCGATGGCTTCGCCGATGTCTTCGGAGAGCGCCTCGTACGAGCCCTCGGGCGGCTCCTCGCCCGTCATCCCGCCCATGTACTTGCGCTGGCGACGAGCGTGCTTGACGTCGGTGATGAGGGCGTTGGAATTTGCAGGCAGTGCGACACAACTGACCTCGAATAAGTCGGCCGCTTTGATGACTCTGACGCCGTCGTCGCGCACCTCGGCGGCGACCGTCACGTAGCCGATCGACAGGCTGTCGAGGACGCCGGCTTGGGCTAGCTTGTGAGCATCGGTGCCGATCGTGGTATCGACGATCGACCAGCGCCCGAATAGACCATGAGCGTCCTCGCGGATCTCGAGCTGCTTGCCGATCGGCGTCTGGTGCTCGTACAGGAACTTGGTCGGCCGCTCGGCGATCGACGCGCTGAACGCGCCAGGTGCGACGATGTCCCCATACGCGTCGGGCTCGGCATCGTTGAACGTCGACGCGTACCCTGAGATTTCCCAGCCGCCGCCGGAGGCGTCGACTAGATTCTTGATCTCGAAGGGGACCCGCTTGTATTCGAGCATGCAAAAAGCCCCCGGTCCCGTCGCGCGTTCTCGCGCCGTGGGATGGGGGCTCGTGGCCCGTTCGCTATCGCGTACGCCTACTGTACGCTACGGATCGCCATCTTGCAACTGCTTGGTCTGGATTCTCCGACAGCGGCGGTCGGGGCAAACCACTTCGACGCGGCCTGTCGCGGTCGAGGCCGCCTTGAACAGCAGCTTGCCGCAGTCGCGACATCTGACCTCGACCATCCGCGCTGGCGGCGCCGGCTCACGCCAACTGGGGGCTGCCACGTCGCTCCCTCGCGCCTTCCGCAATCGCCTGCCACGCTGCCGGCCAGCGCCAGAGGTTGCGGCTCAGCGTGTGGTGCCGCTCGACCGTCTTGTAGAGGCGCCGCGCCATCATGCTGCGCAGCGACGGCCGCGTCACGACCTGCTCGAGCGCGTCCTCCCACTCGTCGGCCGTCTCGGCCAGGAAGCCTGACGAGCCGTGGTCGACGAGCCCAGCGTAGAGCGTCGGGCTCGCCACCACGGCGCAGCCGGCGGCCCCGTACTCTATGGCCTTGATGTTCGACTTGGCACGGTTGAACGGGGTGTCGGCGACGGCACAACACCCGATGTCGACCTCCCTGAGCCCGGCCGCGTACGACTCGAGCGGCTGCCAGTCGATCACCCGCAGCCTGGCAGGGTCGACGTGCTCGAGGACGACCGGCGGCAGGTAGCCCTGAACGACGAACGTGACCTCGGGATAGCGGGCGGCGATCCTGCCCCAGGCCTTCGCCATCATAGCGACATCGCGGTCGTGGCGCCGGCCGCCGGCCCAGCCGATCGTGAGCCCCGCCGTCTGGCGCTGCCCGGCGCGGACGACGCCCTGGAACCAGGGCAGGTCGATCGCGTTCGGCACGACGGCGACCGGCTTGTCGGTGTAGGTGCGGACGATCGTCGCCAGGCGCTGCGTCGAGACGGTCACGCCATCGCACTGCTGCATGGCCCAGATGCCCTGGAACCGCCGCTCGTCGAGTTCGGCCACGCTGTGGCCGTCGGTCCAGTCGAGCTCGATCGAGCGCTGCGTCAGGTGCTGCGTGAACAGGTCGTCGTCACATTCATACACGACGAACTTCCCTGCACGGCGTATCGAAGCAAACCAGGCCTCGGCGGCTCGACGGTGGCTCGTGGGCCAGGACATGCGCGGCAGGATGTAACCGTCGAACGACGGCGCGATGGCGCCGATGAGGTGGTTGTCCTTCAGGTCCCAGCCGCACGGATAGCCGGCTTTCTCAAGCGCCGAGATCGGCCAGAGCACGCGCCAGAGACTCGGCCCCGTCATATCGCTGACCAGCGCCAGGACGGAGGGTCCGCTGATGCGTTCGCTCATCGGGGCACCAGCCCGCACATCAGCAGGTAGTGGCGCGCGTCGGGGTGCCCGAGATGGAGCGCGGTGTCGGCCATGCCGAACGACTGGACGACGCGGAAGTGGCGCGCCATGAGCGCTAGCAGGCGGGCGTGCGTGTAGGTGTTGACGTGCGCCTCACGGCTGCGGGCGGACGCCAGGTGGTCGAACGCGGCCGATGGCGTGCCGATGACGCAGACGCCAGACGGCACCAACGCGCCGACGACCGCCTCGATGAAGTCCCACTCGTCATCGAGCGCCACGTGCTCGATCACGTCGAGCGCCACGACCGCGTCGAACGGAGCGATGCCCACGAGGGCCTCGACGGCCGACACGCGAATCTGACGGGTGAACGCGCCGTCGCCAGGAAAGTCGAAGACGCCGTGCGCGTGAGCGATCGCCGTCTCGTCGGAGTCGATGCCCAGGTAGTGGCGGCCCCTCGCCAGGATGCGGGCGCCGATGCCCTCGCCGCAGCCGACCTCTAGGACCGTCTGCGACGTGCCGATCAGCGCCGACGCGGCGCGGTAGCGCGCGAGCACCATCGCCAGGTGGTCCGGCGCGTCGCGCCACTGCTCAGACGCCGACGGCCCGAGCGTGAGTAGTGGCCGCGTATCGGTCGCCATCAGTGGTCGGCTCGGTGCGTGAGCGTGACTCTCGGCACGTAGGCCCGCCGTGCGCCGTGCTGCATCCAGCGCTGGATACACGCCCAGTCGCTCGTGCCGCCGGAGCGAAACGGGTACAGCCCAGAGCGGAGCAGGTCAGTGCGATAGAGCACGTTCGTGATCTGGCCCATCACCGGCGGGTCCGCTCCGATCTCGTAGCCCGATTCGGGCGCCTGGCCGACGCGGTGCATCCGCACGCGGCCGTACGCGAAGTCGGCGCCCTCGGCTTCGAGCGCGTCGACCAGGCTCTCGATGTGGTCGGGTGTCATCCGCTCGTCGTCGGCCAGCCAGGTCTGGTACGCGCCTGACGCGACCAGCATGCCGACCGTCATCGGTGCGGCGCAGAACGAGTCGGGCAGGAACGACGACCAGTTGCGCCCGAGCGGCACGTAGCGCACGAGCACGTCGGCGACGGCCGCGCAGTCGAGCGCGGCCAGAGCGACCCGCGACGTCTTATGGTCCGGCCCGTCACTGATGATGACGTGCTCCAGCGGGCGGTAGATCTGCGCTCGGACGTTCTCGATCGCCTCGGCGAGCAGCTCCGACCGCTGCCAGGTCGGCGTGATGACGCTCACGAGCGGGCGGGCTGTCATGACACGACGCCCTCGCCGACCCAGTTGCAGCACACAGCGGCTACTCCTGCGAGCACGGGCGG